CTGATTTAATCATTGAATATATCTAACTTAAAATTACTATAAGTATACGGATTTCTGACAAGGAGAAAATAAATGGCTACTTTTTATGTAGGACCTAGACCAGTTTTAAAGGGTAGATCATCGTCCGAGATGGTAAACCCATACACTACAATGACTGGAAAGTCTAAGGGTACTGGAACATATTCTTTCTACCCACTTTATAGCACTAGTCACGTTTTAGACGGTGCCCCTGACAATCATTTTGCACCTGGAACAGGTCAGTTCCCAGGTAATAGATTCTTGTCACAGGTGTTTAACGGAACATCACTTTATATCCACCCTCTATCTGGCACCTTCCCAGATGGCACTGGAACATACGATGGCGCAAGATTCCGACCTCTAGAATATAAGGGTCTTGCTGGCGCTCAGGCCTTCCCTTCTGATTATGGTCACGCCGGAACAAGAGTTAGAGAATATTCTCTTTACAATAATTACATCTTTGACGGCGTAACATCTGCTAATATATTTGCTGACACTGGCCATGGACCAAGAACTGAAGCCGGAGGTGCTCCGGCATCGTTTGGCTTGTTCAAGCCAAGTGAGTTCCAGGGTGTAACAAGCTCTGTTATATTCACTTCTGGTTATGGTCAAGCTAATACAACTGGAGACTATGGTCGTGAAAAAGTTCAAGAGTGGTATGGGGTCCCTTCGGCTCAAGCTCTCTGATGCTATAAGTTCCCCTTTGATTCTTGAAAAAGAAGAAAGAAAAAGTGGTACAATCGCTTGGGGAGGATTAGTATTAGGAATTATAGCGTATGACATATACGCTATAAAGTCCAAAAAGATTGAGACCTTAACTAGATCTTTTTGGAGATTAACTGAAAAACCATTAACAGGAATAATACCAGTAGGAGCGTGGTTAGGTTTAACTTTTCATCTTCTTATAGAGAAGTTGGTTCGAAAAAAGTATTCTTAACAAAGGAGTTGTATGACTAAATTATATAAAGATATTATTGAAAGAGCAGTTTGGACAGCAGTTCAGGCTTTTGTAGCTGTTTATACAGTTGGTGGTGTTGATGAGCTTAAGTCTGCTGCAACAGCTGCTGTTGCTGCTGGCATAAGCGTAATTAAAGGTTTTGCCGCCACAAAGATTGGTGACGCAGAAAGTGCAGCAACTTTGAAAGGCTGATTTAGCATTACATAACGGCTATGGCGTGATATAATATATCCGTCAGAAAGCCGATAGAGCAACGGCCCCGTCTGAAATCGACGGGGCTGTCTCTTTATACTGGCAAATATATATGTTTAAACCAATTTATGTGAGCTTATTTAGGATTGAGGATGTCTATACAAGAAGTTCAGGAAGCAATTACAAACAAGACACTGCCATTATCTGTTGCAGAAAAATATCTAAGACTATATGTTGCTGACGTTAGTTGGGAGCAGCCAATCAAGACTTTATGGACAAATTCTGTCAACAAACTTCGTAACGAAGATTTGGCTAAGGAGCATGTCAAAAAGGCAATCAGCTGTGCAACGATTTTGCCCTTTGTGGAAAAAACTGCAATACCAGATCCTCCTACCAACCTATTGTTCTGGTGCACTGGATGGGCACAATTTAACAAGCATGATTGGTTTTCCATGTATCTTGATATATTAGAGGAAGACTTAAAAGTTGTACTTCTTAGAAATCAAGCAATTGAAGTTGGCATTATAGACCCCATAGATATTTCTCCGATAACAAGACAGGCTTACAATTGGCTATATCAAAAGGCCGAAGAAAATGAAAATTGCTCAAACATTGATATGAGTGCGCTAAAGGTAAAGTTATCAAATCTAGTCAAAGCTTATGGTGGAGCAGTCATTTGCAATATATTTATTAACCATAAGTCAAATGTAGATAAAGTATTCAACTGGAGAAGTGGATACTTTTTTGAAAAACAAATACATAAGGTTTATTCAATAGACCAAATAAAGAAAATAAAATTAGCAGAATTAAATAAAACAAACAGTCAATATATTAAAAAGGTAGGAGTACAAAATGTCTGAGGGTTCATCAATGTTTACTTTTCGTTTAAGTGATGATTTTGTGGAAGCGTATAAGAAATTAAAAGCACCATTTGGCTATACGGACGCTGCGGGTAATTCTGTTGGCGAAATTACGTTTCTAAGAACATATTCAAGAATGAAAGAAGATGGCACAAAAGAAACATGGGTAGATGTATGTGAAAGAGTTATTAATGGGATGTACTCCCTACAAAAGGAGCATTGCAAGAAGAATAGACTTCCGTGGAATGACATTAAGGCTCAGTCTTCTGCAAAAGAGGCTTTTGATAGATTGTTCAATTTAAAGTGGACACCGCCAGGTAGAGGACTATGGGTCATGGGCACACCTATTGTTATGGTACAAAAGAACTCCGCTGCTTTACAGAACTGCGCTTTTGTGAGTACATCAGAAATGACCAAGTTAAATCCCGCTAAGCCGTTTGGATTTTTGATGGAGGCATCTATGTTGGGCGTTGGCGTGGGATTTGATGATAAGGGCGCAGATAAAGATTTCAACATATATGAACCAACCAAATCGATGGTTATTGACACAATTGAGGACTCTCGTGAAGGATGGGTTAATTCTGTAGTTTCCTTGATTAACTCTTATTTAAAGCCAGATCAAAACCTTTTGCAGTTTGACTACTCCTTGATTAGACCATCCGGTACTCCAATTAAAACATTTGGTGGTACAGCAGCTGGCCCAGATCCATTGATCAAACTGCATAATCATATTAGAAGAATGTTTGATGGAAGAGCTGGACAAAAACTAACTAGAGTAGACATAGCTGACATTGGTAACACCATAGGTGTTTGTGTTGTATCCGGTAATGTTCGCAGATCCGCCGAACTTTTAATTGGTCGTTTAGATGATCAAGACTTCCTTAATTTAAAAAATTCTGATAAGTTTCCAGAAAGAAACTCTTACTCCGCCGAATCTCCAGGCTGGGGCTGGATGTCAAATAATTCCGTAGAAACATCTGTTGGTACAGATTTGTCTTCAATTGTTGACGGTATATCTAGAAACGGAGAACCTGGCGTCATATGGATGGACATGTCAAGAAAGTATGGCCGATTGGCTGATCCGCCAAATAATAAAGACCATCGTGGAGCAGGCTATAATCCATGCGCAGAGCAGTCCCTAGAGTCCTACGAGTGTTGTACGCTAGTTGAGACATATCTAAATAGACATGACTCCTTAGAAGACTTTAAGAGAACACTGAAGTTTGCCTATCTGTATGCAAAGACTGTTACCTTGCTCCCAACTCACTGGGAGGAAACAAACGCTATCATGCAAAGAAATCGCAGAATTGGCACATCTGTTTCGGGTGTCGCTAACTTTGCTGACAGATTAGGTTTGCCAGTACTAAGAGAGTGGCTTGACAATGGGTACCAGACCGTTCAGAGATATGACAATATTTATTCAGAATGGCTTGGTATACGTGAATCAATCAAGACCACAACAGTTAAGCCATCTGGCACTGTATCTATTTTAGCTGGCGAATCTCCTGGCGTACACTGGACTCCTGGTGGCAAATACTTTTTGAGAGCAATAAGATTTGCAAATGACGACCCCATGCTTCCACTGTTCCAAATGGCTAATTATAGAGTGGAACCTGCATCTGAGTCTCCAGATACTACTTCTGTTGTATTCTTCCCTATCAAGTCTGATGCACGTAGATCAGAAAAAGATGTAACAATATTTGAAAAAATGTCTTTGGCTGCAACAGCACAAAGATATTGGTCGGATAACTCTGTTTCTGTAACTATATCTTTTGACTCTGAGGAAGAAAAGCATCATGTGGGTACCGTTTTGCATATGTATGACGGTCAGCTCAAAACCGTATCATTCTTGCCTCAAGGCAACTTTGTATATCCACAAATGCCATATACTCAAATAGAGCAAAATGACTATGATGAGTCATCAAAAAATCTATTACCAATTGATTTAGATGGAATTTATGCTGGACTTGCAGCAGATGCGATAGGCGAACAGTATTGTACAACAGATTCTTGCGAGATTAAATTTATAAAAGATAACGCAAAGGTGTAACATGTCAGAAGATCCTGATTTTGAAAAAAAGTTTTCTGAAATAATTAATTCAGAAGAGTTAAAAGATTTTTCAGAAACATATTCTAAAGATAGCCCACTAACTGTCAAGGATTTGCTTTTAATGCAGAGATCTTTAATCGATGCCTTAAGCAATATTGCTGAAATAATTGAAGACTTAAACAATGGTGAGCTAGATTTTGCACAGCCTGGTAGTGAAGAGTTTGAAAAATTGGGTTTGTTGTATAGAATGTCTGAAGACTTTAATGATTCTATAAGTGAAAATTTTGTTATTTTTACAATCGAAGATGATGAAGATGATGATGAGGATTTTGAAAATGGAGAAAACTAATAATTTGATTGAAGTACTAGACAAGGGTTATGTTAGACTTGTCGACGTTATGGGCTCAGACCTTTCAATAGTTAATGCCGCTAGAGCATCGTTTGCGAAAGAATCAACAGAAATGTCGGTATCTGATGCACGACTGCTGCATTTCCTTGCTAGAGAAAATCACATGTCACCCTTTAGACATGCGTTTGCAACGTTTGAATTCAAGGCTCCCTTAATGGTTGCTCGTCAGCACTGGAAGTATGTTGTGGGATCTGATCACACAATGGATTCGTGGAATGAGTCAAGTAGACGTTATATCACTATGGATCCAGAATTTCATATTCCCTCAAAGGATGACTGGAGATTGGCCCCAGACAATAAAAAGCAGGGGTCCGGTGGCCCAGTTGATCCTTGGACTGGAGCAATTCTGTCTCAGCAACTACTGGATTATATAGAGCAAGGAGAAGCTCATTATGTTATGGCTATAAACTCAGGAGTGGCGCCAGAGCAGGCTAGACTTTTCCTCCCTGCGTATGGCATGTATGTCATATATAGATGGTCATGTAGTCTTCAGTCAATAGCATTGTTTCTTTCTCAAAGACTAGCCGAAGACTCGCAAAAAGAAATACAATTATACGCTGCGGCGGTTAGGGATTTAGTTATAGATAAGTTTCCTGTTTCAATACCACTACTTGTTGGCGAGTTATGATAGCTGTAGAAATATTAAAGTTGTTAATATTTTCTTTTCTACTTAATTGGTGTATATCATTACAGATATTCCAACAATCATTAGATGGATCTAGAAGAAAAGAGAAAATTGTAGCGGTAGTTCTTGGTATTATTGCGGGCGCTATTGCTGGTGGGTTATTAGTATGGTAGTTGATTTCGTATCAAGAAAAGATTTTCAGTACATGAATTTATGTATAGAAATATCTAAAATATTTTCTACATGCGCTAAAAGAAAATACTCTGCAATACTAGTCGATGACCTTGGTCATGTTGTTGGTATGGGCTATAATGGTGGGGCCAGTGGCCTTAAGCACTGTGAAGATGGCGGGTGCCCAAGATATTTAGAGAATTCACCAAATGGTTCAATATATGATAATTGCATAGCTGTGCACGCAGAAGCTAACGCCCTTCTTCATTCAGATTATTCTGCAAGACCGAAAAAGATGTATGTCAATGGACCGCCATGCTTCTCTTGTGCAAAGCTAATTGCAAATTCAACAGTTGAAACTGTATACTATATTTCCGATACCTCGTACAGCAATTGGTGTGAGGTTAGGGAGTTTTTGAAAAAATGCTCAGTAAAAACTATAGAGGTAAAAAGTGCCAGCAGCTAAGCTAAACTATATTTTAGTCTACAAAGATCACAGCCAAGTATACGGTTGTTCTTCAAAAAAAATTGCAATAGAAAGTCCACCACCAGAGGGTTATTCTGTAGATGATAAAAATGTTTTCTTTATTACATTTGAACCAGATACAGATAGCATAAGTATACATAAAGTAAATAACCAGGAAGAAAGTAATGAGTAAGAAACAATCATATAAGAAAAAAATTAGTCTGAAATTAAATGTGGACGAAACAGCCATTGTTATTCCATATGATGTGGCTTTGCATATAGCAGAGACCTACGATTTTGTTTCCATGGAAACAGAAGAAGAGCACGTGCAATACTACAAAGATGTTGCAGACTTGGTTAGGGCACAGGCAAGTGAGAATCGCCACGAGTTTCAAGATGATGAATATGAAGAATGGTGAAAAGTTAACTTTTTTGTTGGTAATGTTTGCTATTGGCTCCGTCATTGGCAAGTCTCATTCTAGAAAAAAGCTCATAGAAAAAATTAATGAACCAAATATTGGGCAATATCTAAATAGATTAATTGAATTTTACGATTCAAATACAATAGATATAGTTGAGGATGAGTTCCTTAATTTAGTCGATTTTGGTATGAGTCCCAAAAACGCCTTCAGTGCAATCACAAATATTGAAAGAGTAAACAATGATTGATTTATGTGTAGTTAACTATAATACAAGACCATTATTGAATAGGTTTTTAGACTGCCTTCATAATGATCTTCATAACCATCCTAGAGTTTGGAATCTTTACATTGCAGATAATGATTCTACGGACGATAGTGTAGACTGGCTAAAGTATAATTATCAAAGATATAGAATTAGGAAATTCTATCAAAACTATAATATTGGTTACTCCGCCGCATGCAATCAGTTAGCAGCTGAGGGTTCATCTGACATTATCTGCTTACTGAACGCTGACGTATGGATGGATAATGAAAACTTGGTTAAAGTAGCAAATATTTTTGATGAGAATCCAGATATTCATATTCTAGGTCCTAAACAGAGAGACGAAAACGGTCTCATCACGCATGCCGGTATTATTGGCACCAATACGGCACCAAAGCATCGTGGCTGGCGTCAAAGCGATTTTAATGATGAATTATATAGAGATAGAATTAATTGCGTTACAGTATCTGGATCTGCATATTTTATTCGTCGTGAAGTATGGAATGCACTGACAAATCATCCAAAGTATCGAGAAATGTATCCTGATGCAACTGGCGCATTCCTTCCTACACCGCATTATTATGAAGAAACCTGGTGCTCTTACTTTGCTAGACATCTAGGTTATAACGTAGTCTATGATGGAAGCGTTTCTATTGGTCATAGCTGGCACAAATCATCTGCCGTAGGCGGAGAGGCTGATTCCAAATTCAAAGAAAGTCAATCAATATTTCGTAAAGCTTGCGACTATATGGGAATAGAAAGAGATTAATTTGCCACTAAAGACATATGGCTCATTATTTTCTGGTGTTGGTGGTATAGATTTAGGGTTAGATTCCGCTAAATTAGAGTGTGCATTTCAGGTTGAAATAGATGAAAACTGTCAACAAACTCTAAAATATCATTGGCCTCATGTTGCACTTTATGGAGACATAAAAAATATTAAAGGCTATGAATTGCCATTCGTTGATCTAATTGCCTTCGGTTCGCCATGTCAAGATCTATCTACTGCGGGAGGGAAAAGCGGTCTGCTTGGCAGTAAGTCAGTCTTATTCTATGAAGCTGTTAGGGTAATAAAAGAAATGAGAGAAAAATCAAATGGAGAATATCCAAAATGGACAATCTGGGAAAATGTCACAGGATCCCTGTCATCTAACTCAGGCTCAGATTTCAAGCAAGTTCTCTGGCAAATGGATGAAGCAGGGGCGCTTTTCAGCGAATGGGCAGTTTTGGATGCTAGATACTTTGGAGTGCCCCAGCGACGTAGAAGAATCTATTTGCTCTCTGTCTTTGATCCTGCAATCGCGGGAAGATGTCCTGATAAAATATTACCTATCAAAGAAAGCAGCTCAGGGAATCTTGCGAAGAATACTAAGGGAAAACAAGACGATGCCACAGAACTTGCTAGCTGCCTTAGAAGCGGTGGCCAAGGAGGAATCCCCTCAAGTAGAGGGGAAAATCTAGTATTAGAGGAGTCCTTACAAAACGTACGTAGATTAACACCTCTTGAGTGCGAAAGACTTATGGGCTGGAACGATAACCATACAATTTATAGAGCGGACGGAAAAGAGAATTCAGATAACGCAAGATATAAAATGTGTGGCAACGGTGCAGTTAGCCCAGTTATAAAATGGATAGCAGAAAAAATAATTAACATATAAAAAAGGAATTGATATGAAAGATAAATTAAACCCCTGGATTTACAATGCAGAGGTCAAGAAGACAATTGATGGTGATACCTTCGATATTGTTATTGATCTTGGTTTTGATGTTTTGAAGAAAGGTAGAGTTCGCCTTTATGGAGTTAATACTCCAGAGAGTCGCACTTCCAATATTGAAGAAAAGAAAATGGGCTTAGCCGCAAAAGAATTTACTGATCAATGGTTGACAGCTGCAAATCATAAGGTTAAGATAGAAACTATCATTGACAAGAACGAAAAGTATGGAAGAGTTCTAGCAAAAGTATGGAATGAAGCCGGAGAGTGTCTCAATGATGCTATAATAGCTTCTGGTCTAGCCAGAGAATACTTTGGTGTAGGCGACAAAACATTTACTGAATTCAAAAAGGATTAAAGTGCAAACATTCTTACCTTATGCTGATTTCCAAAAGTCAGTAGAAGTATTAGACTACCGTAGATTGGGGAAACAACGTGTTGAGACATTTCAAGTTCTTAATATTTTACTTGAGAGAACGCCTACGAAAGGTTGGCGAAATCATCCAGTCACGTTAATGTGGACTGGCTATGAGTCTGCCTTGAAGTTGTATCAAAATATAACTATTAGAGAGTGGATTCGCAGAGGGTATAATAATAACATGTCTTATGAAGAGATAGATCCAGGCACTGTGGTTATGCCAGTTTGGTTTGGCGATGAACAGTTCCACAGATCACACAGATCAAATCTCCTTCGAAAAGATTTCAAATATTATTCACAATACTTTGATGAACCAAATGATCTAGAATATTACTGGCCAGGAGCAACGTATGCCGCTTAAAATATTTTTGTCTGGAGCCATAGAAGGCGTAGAAGAGTATGGTCGTAGTTGGAGAAAATCTGCTACTGAAAAGCTTCATCTTTTTGGCTATGATGTATTAGACCCCACTTTAATTTTTGATAAAGAATATGAAACTCCAGAAGAAATTGTTGAAAAAAATTTGTTTCTACAACGTAGAGCAGATATAATACTTGTCGAATATATGATAAAAGATCGCCCATATATAGGAACTGATTTTGAGTTAGCTTGGGCTAAATTCAATAATCAGCCAGCAGTAGTTTTCTGCTGTGACGCAAATAAAGATAGGGTTTATTTGAAATATATGGCCACAAAGCTTGCACTATCAATGCAAGATGCGATAGAATATATCGCAGTCAATTATCCATCAAATTAACGAAAGGTAATACAATGTCAGATAATAAGTTGAAGTATTTCACAGTAACAGCAACCTCAATCGTCAAGGCTAATAATAAGACCGAGGCGGAAAAGCTTGCAATGTCGACTGGTCGTCGTCCAGTTGGAGTTGCTGGAGAGGTAATCTTCAAGGACGTTGAGATCGAGCGCATTTCGGCTGTTGAGGCCCACGATCAGCTCGTCGGCTGAGTAGTTCAGCAAACGTATTTGTTTATGCTTGAGGGGGAGAGATCCCCCTCAAGCTACTTTTAAAGATTGGATATTTTATGATAATAGCTCAAATGATAGGCAAAAATGAATCTGATAGATTCTTAGAAAACGTTCTAGAAAGACTGTCTTCACAGGTTGATAAAATTATTTTTACTGATGACTGTTCCGATGACAACACTCCGGAAATAGCATCAAAGTATGCCGAGGTGTTTCAGAGTCCAGAGCCCTTATTCCGAGTACATGAGGGTAAGCTCAGAGCATTTGCTTGGTCAAATTTGGAAAAGTTTGCTTCTGTTGGCGACTGGATTGTTGCTATAGATTGCGACGAAATGTTATATCACGTAAATGATTTACCTATAAGAGATGTATTGGCTCAATCGCCAAATGATATTGTCAATGTTAGATTTTATCATATGTGGAACGAATCTCAGTATAGAGTAGACAAATTGTGGGCGCCTAATAATAGCTCAAGAATTTTTAGATTCCTTCCTAACGGCGGCTTTGCCGACAGACAGCTTGCTTGCGGATCGGAACCAACGTATGTCGTTGACTGGGTTCGACAAAGAAACTGGTGGCTAAACTCAGGTTTAGTTATGCAGCACTTGGGATACATAAAGGATTCAGACAAGAAAGATAAGTATTCAAGATATTCAGAAATAGATGGTGGCAAATATCATAACGGAGATCACATCAACTCAATATTGGACGAAAGCCCAGTCTTAATTGACTGGGGTACGTTTGGAATTTAATTAGGAGAAAAAATGACTTGTCTAAATCCAGCTGAATCAATAACTAATCTAACTTTAGCGTTAGAAAAACACAAAAAGTTTTCTTATATTAATGTAACTAAGTCTGCAATTATTGCACTTAGTAAGAATTCTGATAACTCTTTTCCATCTCATTTTGCAAAAAGCGTCATAGCTTCATTGAAGAACAACGATCCGATGATGATGAAGGCTATATCTCACTCGTTAGTTTCTGATATAGAAGATGGAAAGCATTATAAGATAGGCCTACATAAGAATGGTACATATTACTATTCAAATATTTTTGAATATTATTATATGAACAATAAAGATGTTTATAATTCAACCGTGAATTATTACATAAAAAACTCACCAAGTGTTGTAATCACTTTCCATGATAAAAAGCTAATACAAAAACATTTTGGCAATAGTGCCCACATAATCAACGTTGCATATACAAACTATTACGAAAAGCTAGATAACATATATGCCCAGTTGACAGAGTTTGAAGGCGGAGTAGATTACTGCATCATGGATTGCGGAGTGCTTGGTTTGGCGCTTGCTTCCAAAATTTGGGATAATCTAAATATGTCAATATTAGATTTTGGCAAAACATTAAGTTTGAGCAAGACTCCTCAAACAGTAAGTGTGGCATGAAAAAAGAATACAAAAAGCTAGAAGAAGATGACATAGAATTCCTTACTGATCTTCTTTTTGATACGTCTTTATCTGTTAGCGAAATCGCAAAGCAATTAAATGTCTCTATAGCTGAAGTTAATAAAAAAATCAATTCTCTTGGTTTATCTTGGTTAAAAAACTCTAGAAAAAAAATGTCTAGAGGCCAAACAGCTCTGACTTTAATTATGAAAAAGCTCCTTCCTGGAGAAGAAATTATTAACGAATATCATATTGGTGACAAGTTAAAGTTTGATGTATTTTGTGCTAAGTATAAAATAGCGGCAGAGTATCATGGCAGACAGCACTTTTACTACACTAGTAGATTTTTTGAGTCAAAGTATGATTTTGAACAAGCTAAAAAAAGAGATGAAAAAAAAGTCCAGTATTGCCTAGATAATGGAATAGCTCTAATAGTTTTTAGGTACAATGATCTGCTAACTGAGCAGGCTGTATATGATAGAATGTTAACAGCAATAAGAGAAACTGATCATGTTTCAAAGCCAGTTCACAAGACTTCCATAAAGTCTAATCCAGCTTATCAAGAAGCAAAAAAGAAAAATTCTGAGTACAAGAAAAAACTATACAGAAAAATAAAAGGTTCAAAAATTGATGATCGCAGAAGAAGTACCTGATCTAGAAAAGTCACCGATAGAGTATCATGCGTTCTCATTATGCCTTAAGCAGCCTGGGGCTGTACAATTCTTTAATGACAATCTTCCTAGTGACATAGTAGGAATTATTCATGGAGAAAAAGGCGTACATGAGTTTTATGAAGCGTTGCTGGGATTCTATCGTGCCACGGCATTAGATGTAGTAGATCCTGTAGCATTTAAAGTTTGGCTTCAGTCAGAAACAGATATTTATAATGCTCTTGGTGGCGACACCGGACTATCAATCATGCTTGACTTTGTTCTTGGTATTGATGTTGGAAGTAAGGAGTCTGTTTTAGAGCTAATTAAGCACAAAGCAAATAAGCGAAAACAGATAAATTATCTACAAGAACTACAGATACTAATAAACAAAAAGGGCCTTAAGTCTGAAGAAGATACCTCAAGAATATCAGAGTTAACTTCAAAGATTAAAGACTTGGAAAACTCTATAAAGTACAATCCATTTGATAAGCTAACCACTGCTTCAGATATTATGTCTAGGGCGGATGATCTGCTCGATATACCAAGCTTTATGCCAACGCAATTTAAGGCTCTAAATAAAGCAATGGGTTATACTGAAGATGGTGGATTTTTTAAGGGAGCTGTTCATGCAATCATTGCTCCATCAGGAAAAGGCAAAAGTACATTTGCAAAGTGTTTGGCCAATCATTGGTTAGACACTGGTCATAGAGTTCTGTATGTAAATTTCGAAGAAGCTGTTGGCCACTGGGAAAGAATATTGATGACCCAGATTATAGGTAAGAATGTATATTCTGAAGCGGAAAAGTGGTCAGAAAAAGAAAAGCTAGATTACATATCTATTTTTAAGTCTAGATTAGAAAAATGGGGTGATCGCCTTATGGTTAGGCATGACCCTGATACCCCATATTTTGAGGATCTGGAATTTTGGCTTAGAGATTTAATAGGCCATGCAGACAAGGTTCCTGATGTTTTGATCATCGACACAATACAGTCGATGTTTACCAGAGGCAATGGAAAAGGCAAGCCACGATGGGGCGAATTTGAAGAGATGATGGTTAAGCTGGAAAAGCTAGCTAGAGATATGAATTGCGCTCTAATAATAACTGCGCAAGAAAACGCCAATCGAATGAAAGAAAGAAGAGAGGTTGTCCAGCAATCTGACACTGGTGGCTCTCTTGCTATTCAGCAAAAGTGTGCAGTAACTATCTTTATCACCGAAAAACGTTTGGCGACCCAAGATGAAACCGAAGATGAGAATATCATGCAGCTGCAGATACCAAAGAATAGAATAACTGGTTCTGCTTTTCTTTATGATCCACCATTGGTTCGTTATAATGATGAAAAGAAAATATATGAAGACTATCAAGTTGTTGATGAAAATTCATATACTGAAAGTACAGATTTGCAAGATCTGCTTAATGGAGAAGGATTTGATTGATGTTAGATTTAACTACTGATTCAATAAAAGACTTTCAAACTTGTGAAAGATTATATGATTATAGGTATCAGGAAAAACTTCCAGAGACAATTTACTCTAGAGATCTTTATACATTGAAGTTTGAAAATAGTTTAAAGAGTATAATAAATTTTTTTTGGTTTAAAAAACAAGCGGGGATTACACCTTCTTATTCTTCTCTTCTAAATAGATGGGAAAAAATCTGGTTTCCAAAAGATACAACCCATTATGATCTAATGACAGAGCAGCATGAAAGTGCATACGGCAATATGTCGAGCTTAACTACACAGGCAGCAAATACTCTTCTTAATTTTCACGACACATATAGTCAACTAGACGCAATTCCAATTTCTATTGGGGATGAATACGTTGTGACTGTAGATAAAACGGTGAGAATACATGATAAATTTGATTTAATATACAGACATGCTGGACAAAATTATGTTGTTAAATTCATTTTTAATTACAAAAACAGTTATAGGCAGATCTATCAAGTTGATTTTTCTTCAATGTATTTAGCTTTTAAAAATCTTCATTCTGAAAAGCTGTCATCAACAAAGTTTGGTTATGTAGATTTAATGTCTACTAATTTAAAATTTAATGAATACGAAATAACTGAACAGGATATTGAGTCAATTAATTATTGGTGCGCTACAATAGAAGACAAAGATATTTTTGCACCTAG